CGTATTCGGTACTTTCAGAATATCAAACTTAAACTGTGAGGCACGTGCCAAGTCAAAGTTATCTGGTTGTCTTTCTATTGCAGTTGTTAAAGCCATATCTTATTCCTTTTCATAATACTATTTATAGCGACCAAAAAAAAAGGGAGAACCGAAGTCCCCCCTTTTCAGAATCGTTAACCGATTTCTTATTACATGATGTTAGTAACTTGTACTCTTCTGTAATATACGTTGTCGTTAGCAGTCAACACACCAGCACGAGCAGTCGCACCACCAGCAAATGGGTTCGCAACCAAGCCGTAGCGAGTTTTGAAACCAATTTTAGGTTGGAATGTGTTTTCACCAACTGCACGAACCATTTGCAATGGAACGTATGGGCAGTAGAATAGACCTGAGTCATAAGGTGAAGTACCTTTATAACCAACAGTGTAGTACTGTTTCGCATCAGCATTTGCTGAATATGGGTCGATGTACACTTTGAAACGTCCGTTAAGAACACCAGCGAATGTGTTACCAGCGTCATCAACATTCAAGTTGTTGTTAAGAGCAGGAGTGTAATCTAATACACCAGCCATTTGAAGTGCAGATGCAACATCTGAAGAACAGATAATTACGTTACCTTTACCTCTACGAGTTTCTTGAGCAATTACATTCGCATCTCTTTCAAGTTGGAACATAAGGCCTTTGAACTTCTCAACACTCCAACGTCCGTTAGAGTCAACGTCCATGTCGAAAATACCAGCATTAGCAGTATCAGTCTGTGCGCCTGGTTTAGCAGTTACATAGATTGAACGGATAACTTCACGGTTGATTTCGTTTAGGATTTCAGCAGATAGAATGTTTGCAAGTTCTGTTTCAGCATCCAAACCGTGGATTGCTTTAAGGTCTTGCGCCAATTCCATTGTGTATTCTGCTTTTAGAGCACGTGACTTTGCAGTAACAGTTTGTTTTTCAATTGAGAAAGACATTTCTGAGAATGCATTGTTTGATGCGTCACCTAATGCTTCTGCATCAGCTGTAGCAATACCAGTACCACCAGTATAAGTACCAGCTGGCGAATCGTTAAGAATCGCTGGGTTAGTACCTGCTTGTGTACCAGCACCAGAGAAGTCAGAGTCTGCTTCGTTATAGAAAGCTTCTGTACCACTTTGGTTAGTGTAACGTGAACGCATAGCAAAAATCAGTCCAGTAGGGCCTGTCATTGGTTGTACACCTGCCACATCGTATGCGATGAGGTTTGGCATAGAACGTCTAACTAGTGAGATCATAATTGGATCCCAGTTTGCAGCGCCTGCTGTGTTTGATGTTGGTGCAGCTTCTGAAAGGAAGTTTGAATCCTCACGAAGTGCTTTTTCTTGGTTTTCTAGGATAACAGTAGTTACAGCCTTACGATAAGAATCATTAATCTTTGGTAGATCATTGTGTTCTAGAACTGGATTCCACTTTTCCTGTAAATGTTCAGTTTGAAACATTTTTATTTCTCCTTGTTGAGTTTTTTTCTAATAATATTTATAAGAAGTTAAGCTTTGATAGATAAAATCTTCCGCAGCTTAAATCTTACCTCGCTTTACATTTCTACTAATTGCACTCATATAAGCACTCATAGCACCAGTTGTATCGTAAGATTCTGAACCATCTGATTCGGAATCTACAGATTCAGCGACAGTCGTTGCCTTTGGAAAATAACTTTCCTTAAGCGTGTCAAGTTTACCTCTGAAAGTATCTTCGTCAGTAAAATCAACATCTTCTGCAAGAGCTTTAAATTTCTCAGCTTCAGTGTCAGCCAAGTCTGAAGCAACCTCTGCAAAAACAGACTCACGAACCAGTTGATTGTTTGCTTTCTTTAATTCAGCAGACTTCTCAATTTGTTCATTAAGTTTGGCTTCTAAGTCATCAAGCTTTTCTGCTTGACTTCCTAAGATGTCGTACTTTTCATCTGGAACATCGATATAATGCTCTTCGAAAAGAGATTTAAGTCCAGAAATGAAATCTTCTGCAATCTCGCCTTTGAGACCACGTTCAATCGCAATTTCGTTTTCTTTCATCCATTCTTCAACTACATAACCCATATATGCGTCAACTTTTTCAGTCAACTCACTGTGAATTCTGTTTGTCTCTTCAGCAACTTCTTGAACCTTTGCAGATTCAATTCTCTCAACTTCTGAACGAAGTTTTGATTTAATAGCAGCTTCAAAGATTGTAGATGCTTTTTCTTTGAACTCTTCAGAAATTTCTTCACCATTAACTAGTGCAGTAATATCTTCTGAGACATCTACTGAGGCAAGACGATCTTCCAAAGTAGATTCGTCAACTTCCACTGACTCTTCTTCTTTTTCTTCTTCTTCTTTTGCCATCATTTTGTCATATGACGCTTTTAGAGCACTTGCATTCATTTTTTCCATTTCTGAATACATTGCAGCAAGTGTTTCCTTTTTAGTCATTTTTGCTTCTTCTAATGCTTCTGCATCATCTTCAGCAAGTTCTGTTTCTTCTTTGGTTGCACCGACAGCAGGTTCTGCAGCTTTCTTAACTTTTGCAGCAGCCTTCTTACCAGCACTGTCTTTTGATTCTGGATCATCGACAGCTTTACCCAAATCTTCAACATCACCTTCTTGTTTTTCCATTGAGTCACCTTTTGCAGCGCCGTCTTTAGGGCTTGATGCTTCAGCAAGTTCTGCTGAGACTTCCGCTTCTAGTTCCTCAATTGTCTTATCTAGTTCTGACATTGGGATTTTCTCCTTGGTTGTTTATTAACATATTTATAATGATTAAAGTTTTGACAGAAATTTTGCGAATGCAAGTGCGGAAACATTTGACTGTCTACGTCTTACAGACTCATTGATTTCATCGTGGATTTCGGCAATCTCAACTTCTTTGAGTATTCCGTTGTTCCAAATCCATTCCTTACCTTCCATAATTCCTTCTACAAAGGCTTGAGGTGCAGATGGGTCTGCAACAATATCTGCCGCAGTGGCAAGATAAAAATCGTCTTTCACATAATTCGCACCACTTCTAGACTCAATAGAACCCATACCTCTTGAAGAGACACCAAGTTTACCACCGTCTTTAATTAATGCTTTCGCTATTTCCCCCATTGGAGTAGAGAGCAGTTTCGCCTCACCAATAAAGTTCTTTCCATCAGCTTCCAGTTTTGTAATCATATGCGATACCCTGTCAAGATTGACAGTAGGGCCTTCTGGATGACCCAGTTCCCCAAACGCACGACCTTCAGCAACAAATTCTTTGTTATAACGAGTAACTTCTTTTTGAAGTACACTCATTGGGTAGACACGACCATTACGGTTCTTCATGTCTGCCTGCATAAAGATTCCTCGAATCTTCATGTCTTTACCACCGTCCTCTTTGGCTTCGGTGATGTATTCTACTTCTTGGATTTGTTCGGCGATTAGTTTCATATTAATACCCCGAACTTACAACTGGTGTGATAAAAAGAGAGGTTGCTCCACGCATCCCTACTCCAATATCAGTGTGAATAACGACACCAGCATTTGCATTAATTCTAATTGAACCAGTGTCACCGTCATCATCAGCATTTCTAATTGTAACTGCTTGTTTTGAACCATTGTTAAAAACATAATGTGCAGTTGCAGTTTTACCTTTGGTTGCCCCAGTAGCGAGTGCTTCTTCTGCTCCGATTATTTTCATGTCATTCTTCCTAAATTGTTAGCATTTCTTTTTCAAAATAGTCCATAAGTGCCTTATGCGGAACTTTGAACTTCTTGGAAACACTATTTATTGTTTTGTCAAAAGTATTTAGGAAATCTGTGGGTTTCGCATCCATTTCCTTGAATATAGCATCAATAGCCTTCTTCATCGCTGGAGATAACTTCTTATACTCCTTAGACGATTTATGCTCATCTTTCTCTGGTAAGTTCTGTTTGAACTGCGAAAGAGTTTTACTCACTATCTTCTTCTACCTTTGTATCTGAAATATGGTGTGTCACAAAGGTTTGTGCCACGTCTTGTCTTTTTGTTTCTAAAGCATCCCCAACCTTAGTTGCGAGTGCATTATTAAAATGTGTCTCCGCCGCAAGGTTGTCGCCTGATGCAATTGAACTTACAAAGTCTTTTACATTGTCCATTATTTATCTCCCTTATTTGGATCGTTGTGTGCGAACATACCGTCATCATCTCCACCCATTTCACCACCTTCTTCATCACCTATCTGTGTTTCGATTTCTTCAATCTCTTCATCAGACATTCTAAGAATATTTTTCTTAACATATTCTTTAGAGAAGTAAGTGCCTACATAGGATTCAACCTGTCCAAGCATGTCTAGTCTTTCCCGAAGAATTTCTGCATTCTTCAGTTCAGTGAAATGTCCATCTTGTAGGAAGTCAAACTGGATATGTTCTTTAAAGTGATCCCACTCTTCCACGGCAATCACACCCTTCAATAGAAGTTGTGTGCGTATCATGTCTAAGAACAATGCAGTAAACTTCTTACGAAGTCTCTGGACAAATTTTGTGAATTTCAGTTCATCTCTTGTAATGTTATCAGAACGTCCGATTTGGAATCCTCCAGACTCTTCTGCAAGTCTAGATACTGGTACATTCAATGAACGAAATAATTTTTTCTGGAAGTAAGTAATATCATCAATCTCACCAAGGTTTGAACCGCCTGGCAATGTTGTAATCTCTGTACCCCTACCACCTTCTCTACGAGGCAACCAAAAATCTTCCAACATAGACATGTGGTTTCTGTCATCTCTGATTTCACCAGTTCGTGCATCGTATACCATTTTGTTACGATAACGATTCATCACATCTTTCAGATATGATTCTGCTTTCATCTTTGGTAAGTTACCAACGTCAATGTAGAAAATACGTCTTTCAGGCGCACGAGATATACGATAGATAACTAACGAATCCTCAATCATGCGTAACTGATTGACAGGTTTAATTGCTTTGTTTAGATAAGAAAGTACTGTACCCTTACCCATATCGATTAATCCAGATGGGCAATAAGTAATTGAATCAGATGTAATTTTAACACCCTCAGATGTACCTACGTTTTGTTCCCAACCTTTATCATTGTAAAGGTAGAAGTCATCAATCTTCTTGACCATTTCCATGCCAGTAGATGCATTAACTTCTTTTTGTGTTTCTCTCGCCTTTTTGATTTTGCGAGGGTCAATATATCGAACCTCTTTAATCCCCTTACGAGGATGTTTTGGGTCAATAATTTTGTGGTAATAAAGTCTGCCATCAACATACCAACGTCTAAAGATGTCGTGTCCTTTTAAATTAAAGTCCAATAAGTGAAGTATCTCATGGAACTCTTCACGAATTTTTGTTTTAATTTTAGGGGATACATCTAGTCTGTCTAGTAAAATTGATACAGATTGGTCACGTTCATCACTTACAATCGCCTCATTCGTAATATCTTCAATTGCACTATCACACTCTGGTTGTTGTGCAATGTCACGATACCTACGAATTAAGTCTACTTCATTACGGTCTCTTCCATCCATATCAAGGACAGATGCGTAATGACCACCGCCTGATACAATATCAAGGGTGCCGTCATCAGAGACAGGAGAAGTGAAACTATCACTCCCCCCATCTTGATTCGCTCTTGTAATTCTGAAACCGAAAAGTTCCGCCATACTATAATTCTCCTAAGTTTTACCCAACTATTTAGTCAGATAAAAAAGAGGATTTATACTGCGCTAGCGGAGAAACTAGTGTATCTCCATGTAACATCGAATGTTTCGATATCACTCACAGTGTCGTATGACAATTCAATCGGTGTCACTGCTGTAGGCCAACAGTTTTTAAGAACATAAGACTTTAGAATGTTATCATCTCTATCTAACTGTTCTACTCTCACCTGTGCAGTATAATCTGACACATTGTTGAGTCCTAAACCAGTTTCTAGATCATTGATTCCACTCATCCAACGCTCCATTGCGTTACGAACCATAAAATCCGTATCGTTAATGAAAGTTGTAGTCCATGTTTCAACTGTTCTGTCGCCTGCAACATAAAGTTGTCTACCTCTGAATTGAACTTCAATTTCAGAAATAGTTTGCCCTGGCAATGACGTTGCTTTCACGAGAAAAGATGTGCGATTGATGTCTAACCCAGTAGTAATTGCTGGGGGAGTAGTCAAAATAACACGGTATTGATTCGCTCTTGCGCCACCACCGATAAGGTTTGATTTAAAGTCGTCTATGCTAGCCATGATTAACCTCCTACCTCACTAAATGCAACGCCAGTTCTTACGGCGATGAAACTTAGTGTAATAAAGTTGATAGAACGAGCAGGTTTGATGTAGATGTCAGCGACAAATTCATTCCTGTCGATTACCTCACCTGTGTTGTTAGTGTCATCGGCAACTACTGAGAAATCAGTAATACCTCTTCTACCTTGAACATCACGAAGGAAAGGTTCAACCAAGTTCTTAAACTGTGCTTGAGTAAACGCATCGTTAAACTCAAATAGTTGGAACTTAGCAGCA